TTTGTTGAAGAGATGTCGGCGAAACATTACCAATACATAGGAGATAGAAAGGATGCTAACTCGTAGGCAACGTATCGTTATGAATGTGGGTGGAGCGTTTGTTGTTCTGCTTGTTGGTAGTATTGTTTACTTAGGAGCATACTTACATGGGTGAAGTAGTAGATTTGTTTAACAAGAAGAAGGTGTCAGCTAGGTGCATGTCGTGTGGTGACGTGGACTCGTGCATAGTTGACGCTGATTCATGGGATTGGTATATTAATACCAACAGGCTAGTTCAGGATATCTTCCCTAATGAGGATACGTGGACGAGGGAGATACTTATCGCTGGTCGGTTGAACTTAGGTATTACAGGCAGATGTAGTCTGTATATGTGTAAGAAGTGTTGTGATCAATGGGAGGAGGAGTAGTAGTTATGCATTTTGCAGAGAGAAAGGTAGCGGAGTACTTCGTTGACGTAGTGCTACGTGATCCAGACAAGCGCATCAGTGTGCGTGGTGACGATGAAGGCTACGATGTGTGTAAGTCTAGTGAGCACTTCACAGTTCTGGACAACATGGGTCAGTGTGACAGCGATGTTGTTTGTGTGTGGAGCCATGCGGAAGATAAATACGTGGGGTTCTTTTGGTTTGTGTACGGCAACGTCACGAGTACCAGTGAAGCCATTGAAGTAATCAGCGACTACTCAGCGAACGAGTATGCTGATAGTATAGTTAGTCAACTAGAGGAGATGACACAATGAGTAACTATTTATTAACTGACCACGACGGTATTACCGACATCCGTCGTAAGATCAATGCGATACGTAGTTCTATCGAGTATGACGTTATCAACAGTCCGCACAGCACTGAGTTCGAGGAGCTGGAGGTGTTGCTCAACGATGCAGTGCATAAGTGTGACGAGATCTCTGACAAGCTGAAGGAGCATGTCTACGCATACGATGTGACTGTGACTCTTACTCGTCGTGTGTATGTCAAGTCATCGGATGAGTGTGACGCAGAGCAAGCTGCAATGGACTATGCTATCAGTGAGCTAGACTGTCCTAGTGAATGGAGTGAGGATGATGTGCATGTGTTTCGTGATGAAGATGAAGAGACCACTGATGTCTATGATGTGGAGGCATGAATATGCCTAGCTCAATACTTAAGTTAAAAGTAAAGTCTATGCGGGCTTACAACGAGCTACGTGAAGTTGTTCCGTTCACGCAGTATGATGACATCATAGGTTTTATTGACATCGTAGCAGTGGAAAACTGCGAACGAATCATTGCAGAGATGAAAGACATACACGAACAGCAGTGTGCCTTGAAGTACAAAGAGCTATCGGAGTATGAAACCAAACATCTTAGAAGAGAATATGGATACGAGGAGGTGTAGTGTATGGCTATTGATACATGGTATGTGGTGCAGAAGTTTGACCGCACAATATGGGAGTGGGTGGAGCGTGACAGTGATGGCTCTTCTTACAATTCAACGCTTGATAATGCGAAGTACTTTTGTGATGTGTATGCAAGAGACGGCGAAGAAGTACGTGTAGTTAAAGAGGAGGTGGTGTATGAACCCAAGTCCCAGCCTGAGTAAGATGTCGGGTAAGCTGGAAGGTATACAAGCAATCAATACCAACACAGCGACGAACCCGTTCTGTATCAAGGAGTCCCAGAAGAAAGAGGACAACCGTATATGTACGAAGTGCTACAGCGTCAGTATGCTTTCTAGTTATAGGAAGAACTGTCAGCCATCATTCCAGAGGAATAGTGACATCCTCGCCAGTGATGTAGAGTTCGTGTTACCTCGTACCTCCGGTGCATTCGTGCGGTTTCATGGACATGGTGAGCTGATAAATGAGCAGCATTTCCGCAATTTTTGTGCGATAGCTAGGGACAATCCACACTCTACGTTTGCTTTGTGGACTAAGCGTGTGAACTTCGTGCGTCCTAATCTACATCTTGTTCCTGATAATATGATTCTTGTTTATAGTAATCCTATTATTGATAACGTGATGTCATCACCTCCGCGTGGGTTCGATCGTGTGTTTAACAACGTGACGGAGGCGTATGACGGTGAGGCTAACTGCACTGGACAAAAGTGTATGGATTGTTTACTATGCTACAAGCACGACACCACTAAGGTGATCGTCGAGCATGTCAAGTAGGAGGATGTATGGGACGTGAATCATGGGAGCAGTGGCATGACGATTGGTATGATCGTGATGAGTGTGTAGGTGATTACGCTGATGAGTATCACCAAGATGACATTGAAGCGTGGAAGGAGGAGAGAGATCGTGAGGTTGAAGTATCACATGACACACCAGCAGATAGCTGACGAGCTAGGCATCAGTCGTCAGATGGTACGTGTCATTGAGTATCAAGCATTGAACAAGCTGAAGCGTTCTGGTAAGCTGCAGGCGTTTGCTAAGTTCATTAACCAACCCGATGAGAGGAGATATTATGGCGAGGAATACCAGCCGATACGTCAAAAGACCCGTCGTACGTGACACCAAAAAGTCAAGTGTACGAAGTCACAAGAAAAGACGTGGCAAAACTTTGTAATGTGTGGTAAACTAAACTATATAGATAGTTCATCTTATTATTAATAATATTATTACTAATATAATGAACTATCTATTTAGTAAGGAGATTGTATGACTGAAGCAGAAAGACACAGAATGATTGAGGAGCTGACTGAAGACGAGATGTATCACATCAACTTCATGCAAGCTATGAATATTATTTTTAATATGTATGCCGTCGAGTTCGAGGCGATGGATGACGAGACTTTAACGGCAAGGTATTTATCTCGTTTTGGTAATAAACCGGAGGTGCACTAGTGGCTTTTGTTGAACTGCATAAGCATTGCCCTGACTGTGATTCAAGTGATGCGTTGTGTTTTAATGAGGACGGGTCAACGTATTGTTTTGCGTGTACCAAGTTCACCCCCTCACCAGAGGGCGTAGGAGGCTCTGTGAGCAACATTAGAGATTATCGGGAACCAACCCCAAGGGTAGATGTAGAACTGCTCAGCGGGGTTTTTAGAGGGGTTCCTGACAGGTGTCTAACTGCAGACACAATGGAGAAGTTCTCCGCACAGGTGAAAGGTGAGGATGTTCTGTTCTCTTACTTCACACCTGACGGGGAGATGACAGCCATCAAACGAAGGACACCCGACAAGCGATTTAAGATTGAAGGGGACTGGAAGCGGGCTGGTTTGTTCGGTCAGCATCTCTGTCCTAACGGTGGTCAGTACATCACCGTAGTGGAGGGAGAGTACGACGCGCTGTCTGCTTATCAGATGTTTGGTGGTAAGTATCCTGTTGTCTCCATCCGTAATGGGGCGCAAGGTGCTGCGGCAGACTGTCGTAAGGCATATGACTTCTTGGATTCGTTCGAGCACATCATCTTCTGTTTTGATAACGATGATCATGGTAAGAAGGCGGCGCACGAGTGTGCTGATATCTTTGGTGGTAAGGCCAAGATCTATCAGCATGGCGAGCACAAGGATGCATCTGACTATCTGGTGAACCAAGACAAGGATGAGTTTGTCAAACGCTGGTGGACTGCCAAGGTGTATACGCCTGACGGGATGGTGATGATAGGGTCACTGCGTGAGGAGTTGAAGAAGCCCCTGCTCGAGGCAGATGTACGCTATCCTTACAAAGGTCTGGATGACATCACGTTCGGGATGCGACCGACTGAGCTGGTGACAATCTGTTCTGGTTCTGGTCTAGGTAAGTCCACCTTCATGCGTGAGCTGGTGTTCTCAATCGCCTCCCAGACTAACGATAGGATAGGTCTCGCCTTTCTTGAGGAGACTCCGAACCGTACTGCTCGTGGACTAGTGGGTCTTCAGATCAACAAACCAATACACCTACCCGGCTGTGATTACTCCCCTGATGAGGTAGAGCATGTATTCGAGATGTTGGATCTGGATGATCGTGTTGTCCTATGGGACTCGTTCGGTTCGAACCAGATTGAAAACGTGCTGGCAAGGTTTAGGTATCAGGTCAAGGTGTTGGGTGTTAGGTACATCATCCTCGATCACATATCGATACTGGTATCAGATCAAGCCAATGGTGATGAGCGTAAAGCCATCGATGAGATAATGACTAAGCTACGTATGTTCTGTCAGGAGATGGAGATATGTATGTTTGTTGTAAGCCACTTACGAAGACCAGAAGGAAAAGGACATGAAGATGGCGCAGTTACTAGTCTGGGTCAGCTACGTGGTAGTGCTTCAATTGCTCAGCTTTCTGATATTGTACTTGGCTTAGAGCGGAATGCTCAGGCTGACGATGTGATGGTACGTAACACTACCAACATCAGGGTACTGAAGAATCGGTTCAGTGGTATAACTGGACCAGCATGTTCACTTCTGTATAATAAAGACACGGGAAGATTAACGGAGATCATCGAATGAGATGTGCAGCTTGCGACAAGATATTGAATGACTTTGAGTTAACTAGACGGTTCAGTGAATCAAATGAGTTTGTTGATATGTGTTTATCTTGTAGTAAGTTTCTCGAAGAAGATGACATCACAGTACAAGGTAATATAAACTTCGCACACTTATCAGATATTGAGGAAGGTTTTTATGTCGAAAATGGGCCAGTGGATTATCACGCAGGAACAGAATATGGAGAGGAAGACGACTTATGGTAGCCAACTTACAGAAAGAGAAGAACTGGACATTGCCTACTACGAATATAGTGTTCTTGGATATCGAGACCGATGGTCTCCATCCGACTTTGATTCATGTAGTAGTAACCAAAAGGCCAAACGAGGATCACTTGATCCATACCTCTAAGGAGTCTTTGTTCGACGAGTTGGCTAGGGGTGGTCACGTATGCGGCCACAACTACATCAACTACGATGGGCCTGTACTAAAAAGACTATGGGACATAGAGGTGAACGCTGATCGTGTGATGGACACGCTTGTCATGTCTCGTTTGTTCCATCCTGACATTGACGGAGGACATAGCTTAGCAAGCTGGGGTCAACGACTAGGCTTCCCAAAAGGAAGTCACAGCGAGTGGGATGTATTCTCAGCAGAGATGGTTGAGTACTGTATGCAGGATGTGTCAGTCACTGAGAGGCTGTACTCTGCGCTGTCTACTCAACTGCAACTGTTCGGGTTCTCTGACGAGTCGGTCTACCTTGAACACAGCGTGGCTCAGATATGTCAGGATCAAGAGAGCAATGGCTTTTACTTTGACGCAGACACAGCTAAGACACTGCGTCGGCAGCTTGATACTAAGATGATAGGCATTGAGAACAAACTGCAGTCAGTGTTCCCACCTATCATTGAGGAGCGGGTATCAGAAAAGACAGGCAAGCGGTTGAAGGACAAGATCACGCACTTCAATGTAGGATCACGTCAGCAGATTGCTCAACGTCTTTCTGACAAGGGTGCTGTGTGGAAGGAGAAGACACCATCAGGACAACCAAAGGTGGATGAGTCTACACTCAAGAAGCAGACGCACATACCTGAAGCTAAGCTAGTACTGAACTATCTGTTATGCCAGAAGCGTCTGTCTCAGATAGACTCATGGATAAAGGCAGAGAAGGAGGGACGTATACATGGCAGAGTCAAGCATATCGGCGCTGTTACAGGAAGGATGTCACATTCTAGTCCGAACTTGGCGCAAGTTCCTGCGGTGTACGCAGAGTATGGTACTGAATGCAGGAGCTTGTTTACTGTACCTGACAATCGTGTTCTTGTTGGGGCTGACGCTAGTGGTCTTGAACTTAGGATGCTTGCTCATTACATGGATGATGAAGCTTATACCAAGGAGATCCTAGAAGGAGATATTCATACTGCTAATCAACAGGCGGCTGGACTGGAGACGAGGGCGCAGGCGAAGACATTCATCTACGCTTTCCTGTACGGTGCAGGTAACGCCAAGATTGGATCAGTAGTAGGAGGTGGGCCTAACGTAGGAGCTGACTTGAAGAACAAGTTCCTAGCTAACACGCCTGCTTTAAAAGAGTTGAGAGAATCAGTGTCGGTTCAAGCGGCATCTGGTTTTCTTGATGGACTGGACGGAAGACGTATACGTGTCCGTTCTGAGCATGCAGCGTTAAACACGTTGCTTCAAGGTGCTGGTGCTGTCGTTATGAAGAAGGCGGTTATCATCCTGTATGACTTACTGGATGGCGTTGACTTCAAGCTGGTAGCGCAAGTGCATGATGAGTGGCAGATAGAATGTAATCCTTCTGATGCTGAGTATGTAGGCAAGTGCTGTGTAGATGCCATCATACAAGCAGGAGAAGAGTTCAATCTTAACTGCCCCCTCGACGGGGAGTACAGCATCGGTAGTAACTGGGCTGAAACCCATTAGCAAAATTACCATTTACATGGTATAATATTAGTCTACAAATTAACTGGAGTTAATTCTATGAGCAATCAACCTACAACCAACGTCAACTGTAAACTCTACTGGCCTAAGCTTACTGTGGAAGACGACAACGGTAAGTACTCTGTCGATCTTGCTGGTCTTTCAGACTCTGCTGTAGCTTGGTTTGAAGATTCAGGTATCAAGGTAAACAACAAGGGTGATGACCGTGGTAACTACATTACCTGTCGTTCCAAGAACAAGATGCGAGCGTTTGGTGTTGATCGGTCAGAGATTCTGCTGAAGGGACGTACTGCTCTGTCAGAAGATGACAACCCTGATTCAGGATCGATCGTTGCTAACGGCAGTTCTGCTACGTGTCTCGTTGGCTACTATGACTGGGAGTACAAAGGCAAGAAGGGACGTTCACCTTCGCTCAAGCGTATGGTCATCTCTGATCTGATTGAGTACGCACCTGAGATGAATCTTGAGGAAGCTTTGTGATTCTTATTGACGGTGACATGTTGGTATACAGAGTAGGGTTTGCCTGCGATGAGGAAGACGAGAGAACAGCTACCCAAACTATGGGAAACTATATCTCTGAGATTCTTCTTGATCTCACTGACCACTACACTGAATACCAAGTCTACCTAACTGGGAGCAGCAACTTCAGAACAGAGGTTGCTGTTTCTCAGCCTTACAAGGGTAGTAGACCAGCCCGTAAGCCTGTTCATAAAGAACTACTACGTGAGTACATGATCGATGAATGGAAAGCGGAAGTATCCAACAACATGGAAGCTGACGATTCAATAGCCATCAAATCAACAGAGCTTAATTATCAGTCCATCATCTGTTCATTGGATAAGGACTTTTTACAAATACCCACAAAGATGTATGACTACACAAAGAAGATCATGAAGGAAATAGACGAGCGCTCTGCTACAGAGTGGCTGTATCGTCAAGCCCTCATGGGTGATCGAGTAGACAACATCGAAGGTATAAGGGGTGTTGGTCCTAAGAAGGCTGAGAAAGCTTTGGAAGATTGGACAACTGAGAGGGATCTATATGAGCGTTGTCTTAAGTTATACGAGGACAATGAACTCGACGCTGATAGATTGTATGAGAACCTTCAACTACTATATCTTCTACGGTCTGCTGATGACCGTTATAGGATACCTGATGAGGTTTGATAGCAAGCTAGAAAAGAAGCTGTACGCAGAGATGAGAAGCTGTACCTATCATCCTGCAGAGAAGATCAGTTACATCATACCTAAGATGTATGAGCCTGACTTCTGTTACAACAGCGACGGGTGGATGACCTACATCGAAGTAAAAGGTAGGTTCAGAACTAGAGATGAAGCACGTAAGTACGTAGAAATACGTAAGGCTTTAGGTAAGTATGAAGATCTTGTATTTGTATTTCAGAATCCTAATACACCCATGCCGGGTTCTCGACGACGCAAGGACGGTAGTCGTTATCGTATGAAGGACTGGGCAGAGAAGAATGGTTTCGTATGGTACACGCCCTCTACGTTACCAAAGGAGTGGCTATGACTAGACATCTTGTAATACCTGATACGCAAGTAAAACCTGACATGCCTGTTAACCACCTGTACTGGGCTGGTCGATACGCTGCCGCAACTAAACCTGACGTTATCATTCATCTGGGGGATCACTGGGACATGCCAAGTCTCAGTAGCTATGACGTTGGGAAGAAGTCATTCGAGGGACGGCGGTATACACGTGACATTGAAGCTGGCATTGAAGGTATGTATCAGTTCCTGTTACCTATCCGCAACGAACAAGAACGGCTGCGTAGTAACAAGAAGAAAGCGTGGAATCCACGAATGGTATTCTTGTTAGGCAACCATGAACAGCGTATTGAACGGGCTATTGAAGCTGACCCTAAACTAGAAGGACTAATGGGTTATGATCATTTCTTATTGGAAGAAACTGGATGGGAAGTTGTTCCTTTCTTACAACCAATCATCATCGATGGCATCGCGTACTGTCACTACTTCACGAGCGGGGTTATGGGGAGGCCAGTCACCTGTGCAAAACTCATGCTCCAGAAAAAGTTCATGTCATGTATCATGGGACATGTTCAAGATAGGGATATAGCTTATGCACGAAGAGCAGATGGAAGTAATATCACTGGTTTGTTTGCTGGGATTTTTTATACTCATAATGAGGAGTATCTAAACCCTCAAACTAATGGGAGCTGGTCAGGTATCTGGATGTTGAACGAAGTACAAGACGGTTCGTTTGATGAACTACCTATCAGCATTAACTACCTCCGGAGAAAGTATGGATGACGTTCGACGAGTTGTTAGAGCACGTTGCCGAACACTACGATGAGGTAACAATCATGGAAGCTCTAGATATAACATCAGAAGATTTAGTAGAAAGATTTGCTGATAAAATGCTAGAGAAGATTTATAAGTTTAAGGAGATGGAGTGAGCATAGACAATGCAACACCTAAAGAATGGGACGATGCCCGTAAAAGACAAGTGGGCGGGAACCATTACGCACGTTATAACATTCAACCTATTGATTTTATTATCGACAATAATCTTGATTGGTGCGAAGCAAATGTGGTAAAGTACATCACCCGATGGCGTGATAAAAACGGCCTCGAAGATTTACGAAAAGCCATGCACTATATACAACTACTAATTGACAGGGAGGTACAATCTTGATGGATGCATATCAACAATACATTCACAAGTCCCGCTACGCTCGTTACCTACCAGAGGAGCAACGACGAGAGACATGGGAAGAAACAGTAAACCGATACTTAAACTACTGGTGTGATCGAGTAGAACTTAACGAGTTTGATCAGTCAGAAATCTTTCAAGCTATTCATGAGCTAGATGTTATGCCTAGCATGAGAGCATTGATGACTGCTGGTGATGCTCTTGACCGTGACAACGTAGCTGGATTTAACTGTAGCTACCTACCTATCGATCATCCCAAAGCGTTTGATGAGATGATGTACGTCCTGATGTGCGGTACAGGCGTAGGCTTCTCTGTTGAACGACAGTACGTATCTAAACTACCTGAAGTAGCAGAGGAATTTCATGACACAGATACTGTTATACACGTCGCTGACAGCAAAATTGGATGGGCTAAAGCGTACAGAGAACTTATTAGCCTGCTCTATTCGGGTCAGCTTCCAAAGTGGGACATATCTGGAGTACGACCTGCAGGGACAACCCTTAAAACCTTCGGAGGTAGAGCGTCTGGTCCGGATCCTCTTGTTGACCTCTTTAAATTTACCACAGAGGTCTTTAGGGAAGCTGCTGGACGTAAGCTTTCCTCCATCGAGTGTCACGATATCTGCTGTAAGATTGCACAAATCGTTGTCGTCGGGGGAGTCAGGCGAAGTGCTCTCATCAGTCTCAGTAACCTCACTGACGATCGACTACGACGATGCAAGTCAGGACAGTGGTGGCAAGATAACCCACAACGAGGACTAGCCAACAACAGTGCATGCTATACAGAGAAGCCAGACTTTGAGGCTTTCTTAAACGAATGGAAGAGTTTATATGAGTCACGATCAGGAGAGCGAGGTATGTTCTCTAGAGTCGCAAGTCAAAAACAAGCTGCAAAGAACGAGCGACGAGATGCTACCTATGATTTTGGAACTAATCCATGTAGCGAGATCATCCTCAGACCTTACCAGTTCTGCAATCTATCGGAAGTTGTTGTCAGGGCAGGCGATACGCTGTCAGACCTCAAACGAAAAGTTCATATTGCGGCTATCCTTGGAACTTTACAGGCTACCCTAACTGACTTCCGTTACCTTCGTAAGATATGGAAAAACAATACGGAGGAAGAAGCATTATTAGGAGTATCTCTTACTGGTATTATGGATCATGCTGTTCTTTCAGGGAGACGAGATCGTAATGAACTTAAACAGTGGCTTACTGAGCTACGTGAACAAGCTATTGAAACAAATAAAATATGGTCTAAGAGACTGGGCATCAACGCTTCTACTGCTATCACTGCCGTTAAGCCTAGTGGTACTGTTAGTCAGCTTGTCGATAGCGCGAGTGGAATCCACCCTCGATATTCATCTCAATACATTAGACGAGTTCGAGCAGACGCTAGAGACCCGTTGTGTACAGTGCTTGAAGCCGCAGGAATCCCCGTAGAAGATGATGTAATGTCTCCTAGTACTAAGGTATTCTCCTTCCCTATAAAGTCTCCTGACGGCGCTGTAGTGGCCTCTGAGATGGGTGCTATGGAACAACTAGAACTATGGGAAATTTATCAAGACTATTGGTGTGAACACAAACCATCAATGACTTGTTATTATCGTGATGATGAGTTCTTAGAGGTAGGTCAGTGGTTGTACAACAAGTTCGATAAGATCAGTGGGGTTAGCTTCCTGCCGTATTCCGAACATACGTATCAACAAGCACCTTACGAACCCATCGACGAGGAGACCTATGAGAAGCTTAAGGAGCAATTCCCAGAGACGATCGACTGGAACATCTCTGAGAACTCTGACATGACGGAAGGGTCTCAACAGTTAGCCTGTACCGGGAATAACTGTGAGCTGTAACTTAGGGGCTTCGGCCCCTTTTTTTAGTCTAGTATTCCTGTCCCTTTAATTGTCTTACCTACAATAGGCAATGCCTCTATTGTTTCATCAGGAATAAGATCACCTTTCCGTACCGCATCTGCGATGTCTTCCAATGCAGCAGCAGGTAACGTAGCACCGACAGGAGGCATGAAGTTCATTACAGTAGCGTGTAAAGGATCTTCCATAAACTTAGCGTAGCCGTAATCATTAGCACCCATAGCGCCTAGAGTAAGAACAGAACCTATCTGATAAAACGCCCCGTAAGCAGCTTCTTTAGGATCAGGAGCTTCTCCTTTAATTACCTGACGAGCTTCGTTAACAACACCGTACCCGCCACCCGACAAGACAAGATACTTCATAGCATTGTTTAAAGCTTCCTTCTTGTTACCTTGTCGCCACTCTCTAATGATACGTCTCTCCATTAAGTCAAACTGCTTAATAGCAAAACCTTTGAGCATATAAAACAAACGAGCATTAGGATTAGCAAGTCCAAAAGATGTTTGAGCTGCCGCGTTAATAGGTTGTAATCTAAATAAGTCAAACATAACAAGATCACGAACTAGTTCACTATCTACATTGTTAGCAGCTATATCTCGCTTTAATTGATCTAGCTCACCACGACTAAAGCTATGCTTCCACTTCTCATCAAAATTACCAGACCTAATATCTTGTTTTGCTTTATTAAAAGAAGCACCCATAATACGGCTTTTACCAAACCTATCTAGCCTAGAAAACCCAGATGCACCCATAGACCAGCGTAGCAAGTCTTCACTAGCTTGAGCTACACGCTGAATAAAAGGAGAACCAAGAGTAGGATCGCCTTTATTAGCTCGTCGTACAAAATCTCCAAACACTTGCTGACCAAGACCTACATCTTCAGCAGAGAACTTTATACCGTTTCTGCTAAATACAGCTTTAAGAACATTACCTACACCTAACTCAAACGAAGCGTTGAACAAGTCATGGACATTCATCAATGCGCCGTATGGGTTAGCAATAGTACCTACATATCCAAGAGAACGAACTATTTCTAATTCTTGAGTCATGCCCCTGTTAGCGTTGACACCTAAGTCATCTAATATTTCAATAGCATTTTTAATCTGGATGTCGCTAAGACCTTCTGCTTCTAATGCTTCACGAATAATCTTTTCATCAAACAACTTAAAAGAATCAGACTCTACTTTAGCCAGAGCTTCAAGAGCAGTCATTTCACCTGCTTCTACTTTTTTTCTTAAGTTCTTAGGCAGGTCTTTAAGATTAGGAGCTACAAGAGGAGCGCCTGATGTACGTAAACCAAGCTGCTTGCCTAGCTCCATACGAGTTAAAGTTTCACGCTGCCAGCGCCAATGAGAATCAAATATGTTTACGTATTCTAGTTGTTGCTCTTCAGGCTTAGCGCGTTCCTTTTCCATCGCTTTACGCTTACGAGCTTTACTAGCATCATCTTCAGCTTTAGAAGCTGCTCTCGCTCTGTTAACACGCAAGCTTACATCATCGTCAGAAGACTTAACTGCAGAGTGCATCCAAATATCAGAAAGAGGGCCTTTAGTCACGTCTCTTCTGTAACGCTTGTTAAACTCTACATTGTCATCTAAAAATCGTTGAAGTCTATCTCCTGCTCCTTCACCGATCTTCTTGTTAGCGTAAGCTTTAGCGCGATTCAAAGCACTCTGAGCTGCCTTAGCTCCTAATCGTTGAGCGTTTACAGCGTCTAGCATCATGTCGTTAAAGGTAACATCGTCAGCAAGAGTACGAAGATCTTCCATACCTTTCCAGATATGATCTAACTCAGACTGTCCTCTTACTACTCGATTCATGCCTCTAACGATACGATCTGCAAAAGCTTTACCTACTACTGTTTCAGCAAGGGTAGCAAGAGGAGAACCAAGACGACGTAACTTAACAATAGTATCCTGAGCAGCAGGAATAGATCTGTTTACATCTAAAGCAAAACGACCAGCTACGTTATCTAAAAGATCACGTCGATATGCGTTAAGATCATCTATATCTACAAAACCACGAGTAGAATCTTTTCTTAGTTGCTTTATTCTTTTATTTTTACTGACAATCTTATTAAGCTGTCTATTAGGAACACCCATATCACTACCAAAAGTAAGTAGTCGTATATTGAAATTACCTAACTGATTGGGGTCTACACCTTGACGACCTAAAGCTTCAGCAAGAAATTCTGTTTCTCTAATAATAAGTTGATCTACTACCTCATCGTCTGTAAGTTGTGCATCAGGGCGTACTACTATCTTTTCAGAAGACAGAGCTGCTTGAAGATCATTAGTTTGTTTGTTATAAAGTCCTTGAGCGTCTGCGGCTTTAGAAGGACCAAAAAGAGAATCTACCACTCTACCTGTAGCATAGCCAGCAACAGCACCTGTTGTTCCGTAAAGGAGCCGCTCTTCAACAGACTCTCCTGACATAAAACCATAAGTACCAGCATCAATAGTCGATTGAGCGGGGATACTAGTGATGCCTACTCTAGTCATGGCAAGAGAACTTAAAGCAGCGCCGGGAAGGATACCAAGAGCTTCCGCACCAGCACTAGCTCCGGGATTCAGATAAGTATAGTCTCTTCTTTCTTTATTAATACGAGACTTTTCAACACTATAAGAAGTACCTTTTTCCTTAGCCGCAATAAAAGCTTCAAGCTCATCCGCTGTTTCTAACGTAGCTCCAGCGGCAAACTCTCTAGCAAATCCTAAAGCTTTCTTATTTTTTCTTTCTCGTTCTGCGTCAATCAGATCAATGACTTCTTGCGGTAAGGTTGACTTGAACTCAGGGTCTTCGTCTATTTTAGGAGTTCTTAACTCAATGGCTTTTTGCACCATGTCGTTAATTTCAGCAGGCAACGATTTAATTTGTTCAGGTCTTTCAGTTCCTAAATCAATTGTCTGTGCATAAGGATTATATGCAGTAGGTGAACCTGCGCTTGGTATGTCAATAGACGGCATTGAGGGCTTTGATTGGGCCATCAAGTCAGTTAGAGTAACATCGGGCCTGTCAACTGATGCGTCAATAGACGGCATTGAGGGCTTTGATTGGGCCATCAAGTCAGTTAGAGTAACATCG